TTAGTTGGGTCATTAAATGTTACTATTGACCCAGATGATAATTGTGACGACACTCCTTGGTCAACCAACAAAATTAACATGTTATCAAAAATAGGAGCACTTCCATTAATTGTTGTTTGAATTATATTAGGGGCTGTTGAATCAAAGTATCTTTCTTTTAAGTTAGCTAAATTCAAAGATTGTGAATAAGGGACATCTCTTTGAACTTTGAATCTATCACTAGAATAAACATTTACTATCGGCATCCCTATTTCAGGGGCGGTTGGATATCCAGCTATTCCGTATCTTATACCGTAACTATCCGATTGGTATTTTTGATTTCTTTTTTGTTCATTACCGCTATAATCTTCAGGATTTAAAAAACAAAAATATGTTGGTCCAACAGGTGCAGGATTGGTATATCCACCTTGTTCTATTTGGTCACCACTATTGTCATAATTACAATTATTCACATTTACCGCATTTCCATAAAAATCATTGGAATTGATGTCGGCCAATTGTGAACCACTACTTCTTGAATTTACGGTATATTTACCAATTTTAGTACTTTGGGTTCCACCACCACCAAATATACCACCTTGTATTTCTTCTGTCTCAATGTCAGGTATATCACAAGGACAAGCTTCACAGTCTGGATATGACATCATAGGTAAAGTCAAACCTTTAAAGTTAAACTTGGTTAACATCGGTGATACTTTAATTGCAAATATCGCAGCTGCTGCCGCAAAAATTATTGCAACAGCGAGGTATAATGCTATTAGACCAACAGCCGGGAATGCCACTGCCGCCGCAATACCATATTGAATCGCAAAGTATAATAACAAACCAGGGAAAACTATAGCTATAACCCATTTTAATATTGGCCAAACAAGTGATAATAAGTGAAGAACAGGTATAAGTGCAACAAATATTGGACTAAAAATTGTAACAAGTAAATTAAATAAGAAAAATATAAAATCGAAATTTCTAACACCATCGTTAACCGGAAATCTGTTTGTGGTTGTGGTGCATCTTCTATCTGTTATTTCTTTTATGCCTAAATGTCTACTTCTATTAAACCCCCACTTCCATCTGTCTATAAAGTTTGCAATTGTATAAACTTTATTATAATTCATTTCATAAAAACGGTCTTCACAATTAATCGCCTCTTGTATCATCTGTTGACCTATTGATGTTGTAGAATCACCATAATCATCCCAATCCAAACTGAACGCATATGATTTAAGTTGTGCTGCTGACCCTGTCGGTGGATTTATACCTGTCCACCCCCATTCTTTTATGTTGGGAACTAAATAGTCAGCCCTTAAAATATCATTATTTAAACCATTTTCATTTTGGTACTGTATTCTAAATCTATATTTACCCTTTGTTGGAATACCAACCGCAGGGTCATTTGACAAAATTTGTTCTCCAAATTCATTAGTGGTAACAAAATCTAAATTCATTGGTACTTCCACCAACCATGTACCATTATCATCAATTACTTTACCACCTTCAGGAAGTGAAAATTGTTCTAATATTGGTCTACCATTAACATCATAATTAATTGTTTGTCTAAGTGCTAATATTGTTCCTCCCGCAGTTACTAAGTCACAAAGATTTCCTGAATCTTTTTTTGGTTTACAATTTGTTTTAAGAAAATCTTCTTCAGCTGTTGAAAATATTGACCCCATAAATATTGCATGAGGTTTAATATCTATACCAAAATCTCTTAAATCAAAATCCGCTCTTGTTATACCGATGTTACATAAATCAGTTTCACCCCAAAATGAAGTAACATCTATATTATTTTTAATATTTACTAACTGTGGTAAAGACCCTAAATCTGTTGATGATTTAAATTGGTCCCCATTAAATTGTTCGGGTCCTGCAAGTCCCGCTCTTATGAAATCTGCTGGTCTAAGTGAGAAGCACCCAATGTTAGATAAATCAACGTCTAAAACTAATGTTTGAATACCGAGAGGTGCTCCTACAATCATAAAGTCACCACTTTCATTTGTTTTTACTGTAAACTTGAAGTATTTTTCATAAACTTCCAATACTTCAGTTCTTTTAAGTACGTCTTCCCTATCAGGAAAAGTTCCTGTGGGTACATGTCCATCGTATTCTTTTCTATAAGGAAGAAGATTGTATCTATAACCGTCTTCGTTTTTTTCATCTACGTTTTTATAAGGATATAGGGTTGAAATTACAGGGTCATTTTCATCTATTTCATCTAAAGGTACAAATATTGAAACATTAGCGTTCGGAACTCCGTACCCTCCGTTGACAATAACTCGGCCGGCAACTACACCATAGTCGGCACAAAAACGTGTATATACATCTTCTTGTCTTAGTTTTAAAGACAAAATTTCTAAAAAATCAAAGTCTTGGTTTATGTCGACTCTGACGTTTCGGTCTGTTCCTATGGAGGTTCTTATTCTATAGCTTTTGCTCATCTACCTTTTGAAAATAAATAGTTATGTTACTTATTTTCTATATTAACATAGTTCAACTAAAAATAAATAAAGTTAGATGAAGTCTACTGTTTTTAAGTTCTTAACTCGAACTTTTATGTCTTTATTATTGAATCTGATTTGATAAATTTGCGTTGGCTCCGCAAATATTGTGTCATCAATTAATTGTATTTCTTTTGTTGTCGTATCAACGTATCTTTGTGAAGTTTCAGATGTCGAATATAAACCTCCTACCTTATTGTATACTTTTAAATCAGATAAAGTTGTAACTCCAGCTGTATTTTGAATTAATCTTCTTACGTCTGAAATATTAACATTTTGACCTAACTCTCTATTCTCAGGAGACATATAGTTTGAAACTTCATTTATAATTTGAGTAATAACTTGACCTTGGCTTCTATCAGACTCTAAAACAACAAATATATCAAACTCCAAATCAATTACTTTTGCAACATCAATAGAAATATAGTCATTAATCATTCTGTATTTTGACAAGTAAGTTGCCAAATTACTTTTTAGATTATTAGAAACGACTTGTGTTAATTTACCACTATCGTCGTAAGATAGTATTTGGATTGTTATTTTGTTATTGTTTTCTGTGATTGCAACTTTTGCCGGTGCTCCAAACCTACCTGGCATCGTATCAATAATTGATTTATAATCATTAATAGTTACGGCTCTTTTTTGTGCGGCAAAATTAAAACTTACCATGTTTCTAACTTCTTCAGTTGACGGTGGATTTGAACCACCAATTGCCGCAGTAACATTATTACTTTTTAATGAATTAACCACATTCGCGTTAATTGTTGCGGATGGTCCGTTTACCGCAAAATCTATAGTACCCACTTGATTTATTACACCAACACCTACGTTTGAAGCAAGTCCACCACCTATTCTATATTGTACAAAAATTGTTGTGTTTGGTTGTACAGTTAATCCTAAACCAATATTGTTTTGATAATTTGCCAAATCAAGTCTAATACCATCTCTTGCAAATTTTTCAAGTTGTTGGTTAGGTGTCGTGGTTCCTCCCCCAAATTGCAGCTTCATAAAACCTTCGGGTGTGTATTCAGTTACAAATCTATTGTCAGTTTTAATATACGTACCAACTTTAACCCCTGCGTTGTCTGTAGGTTTGGTTGTGTCTTCTATGAATACGGTGTCTTCTGCCAATGCGTCAACCTCATACCACTTATTTGTTGAAGTGACAAAGTCTTGGTAACCCGGTACGTTAGGATAACTTGTACCATCTTTTTGAATGACTCCGGTTACACCTAATACGTTTCTTTCAGGTAGAAAAAAGTTAAAAAACGGTACAACATCAGTGGGATTTATTACCCTTTTAAATACTTTAGTTGTTCCATTAACAACTACTTCTCTTTTTGTAATAATGTAGTTTATAATTTTATTATTAGCGTCAAATGTTGGTATTTTAGTTCTATTAACAAAACCTTCCTGATTATATTGTGTTGAGAAATCAATATCATATACAGTTTCAAATGTAGTCCCTCCTCCGTTAAACTGCGAACCAGCTCTTAAAATACCTAAATACCTATAGTCTTCACTATCTCCAAGTGGTGGGACA